ATCCAAGGAACTATTGGTCAAACTGGTTCACAAGGTACACAAGGAATTCAAGGACTTCAAGGAGTTCAAGGTACACAAGGTGTACAAGGAACAACTGGTATACAAGGAACTCAAGGCACTCAAGGTGTTCAAGGAACACAGGGTGTGCAGGGCACAACTGGTATTCAAGGTACGCAGGGAACACAAGGAGTTCAAGGAACTCAGGGTGTTCAAGGCACAACCGGTATTCAGGGAACACAAGGCACACAAGGAGTTCAGGGAACTCAAGGTGTACAAGGCACTCAAGGTATCCAAGGAATTCAAGGCCTACAAGGTCTCCAAGGTTTGCAAGGTGCTGCTGGCTCACAGAACGCACACGCAGCTGTTTACACTACAACAACAACCGCACTTGCTGGTTCACCTTCATACACTGCAGGAACAGCAGATGCCTCTAACGGTCTTGGTGTAGGCGCTTACCTTCAAGCAACAACTAACGGTTATTTGGTAGTTGACGGTTACACATACTCTGGACCACTACCAGCAAATACTCGCGTACTTGTTAAGAACCAAGCAGTTTCAACTCAAAACGGTATCTATACAATTACAAGCGCAGGTAGCGCATCTACTACTTGGAAACTTACTCGCGCAACTGACTATGACAACCACCTTGCAGATCAGGTAGAGCCTGGCGACTACGTATACACAGTTGCAGGTTCAACTAACGTTGGTACCTCATGGATTCAGTACCAGCTCGGATCTAATACAAACGGCACCATTAAAATCGGTATCGATAATATTCTCTTCTCTCAGACCTCTGCCGTTGGTAACCAGGGTACAACTGGTGCTCAGGGTACTCAGGGTGTTCAGGGAACACAGGGTCTACAGGGCACACAGGGAACCCAGGGTATCCAGGGAGTTCAAGGAACTCAGGGAATTCAAGGTCCTCAAGGAACCCAAGGTGTTCAGGGAACTCAGGGCGTTCAGGGACTACAGGGTGTACAGGGACCACAGGGAACTCAGGGTACGCAAGGCGTACAGGGAACCACTGGTATCCAAGGAACTCAGGGAACTCAGGGTGTACAAGGTACTCAGGGAACACAGGGAACGCAGGGTATCCAGGGACTTCAGGGTATTCAGGGACGCTCTTACACTGGCGTAACCTCAACTACCTCTAACACAATTGGTACTGGTTCACTAACCTTTGCCGTAGCAAACTCTGGCGCATTTGCGCTCGGTCAGTTTGTAACAGTTGCCTACACAGTAACTCCTGCTAACTATGTATCTGGTCAGATCACATCTATCACAACAGATACAAGCATTACTATCAATGCAACAAGCACTGGTGGCTCTGGAACATTCTCACAGTGGACAATCTCTACTGCAGGTGTTCAGGGCACAACTGGTTCACAGGGAACCCAAGGCACCCAGGGAATCCAAGGTATTCAGGGTCTACAAGGACCTCAGGGAACTCAAGGTACCCAAGGTACACAAGGAGTTCAGGGCACTCAGGGAGTTCAAGGAACTCAAGGAGTACAGGGAACCCAAGGTAACCAAGGAACTACCGGTACACAGGGTACGCAGGGAACTCAAGGTCTACAAGGCCTACAGGGAGTTCAAGGTACAACTGGTACCCAGGGTCTAACTGGTACACAAGGTACTCAAGGTATCCAGGGTCTACAGGGTCAGTCAATCCAAGGTACCCAAGGTACACAGGGTATCCAGGGTGGCGTAACAAACGCACCTGTTTACTCTGTTACACAGTTCACCGCTACATCTGGTCAGACAACCTTTAACACTACTTATACACCAGGTTACATTGCCGTATACCTAAATGGTGTTCGCCTAGCTAATGCTGACTACACAGCTACCAATGGAACCTCAATTGTTCTCGCTTCTGGGGCAGTAGCTGGTGACATTCTTGCGGTTGAGTACATCACTCTCGGTCTTGGTGCGCAAGGTACTCAAGGTCTACAGGGCGTACAAGGTACTCAAGGCGTTCAAGGCCTACAGGGACTACAAGGTCTTCAAGGTCAGATTGGTGTACAGGGTCTTGCTGTTGGAAACACTGCTCCAGCAAACCAGGGCATTCTCTGGCTTGATACCTCAGTAACTGGCGTAGTTGGTCTCTCCTCTGCGAACTTCACTGCTAAGGGTGACACAATTGCGGGAACTGGCTCAGGAACCTTTGCTACTCTCCCAGTTGGTGCTAATAACACTATCCTCACAGCCGACTCAACACAAACAACAGGCGTTAAGTGGACAACAAACCTATCAGGTTTAAGCCTACAATCACCAAACACCTACAACTCAGTAATTGTAGCGCCTTCAATTTCCTACAACATCAATGCTCAAACTGGTGCTTACACAACTGTTCTAGCGGATGCTGCGGCAATTATTACTGCAAGCTCTGGCTCAGCCTTTACAGTCTCTATCCCAACTAACGCATCAGTAGCCTACCCAATCGGATCTTCAATCACGATTATCCAAACTGGCGCAGGACAGGTTACAATTGCTGCTGTGACATCAGGTACAACAACAATTAACTCAACTGGTGCTACCTCAGCAACACCTAAGTTAAGAGCGCAAAACTCATCAGCCACCTGTATCAAGGTTGCTACAGATGTCTGGCAAGTAGTAGGAGATATCGTCTAATGCCAATTATCTTTGGAACAACGGCTTCGGGTGGAGATAAGTACTTCACCCCACAGCCACCTACCATTGGTACAGCTACTAACGTAGGCACATCTCGCGCTTACAACAATGGCGCGGCTACAGTCACGTTTACTCCCGCAACATCTGGTGGTATAGCCAGTAGCTTTACTGCTACCTCTAATCCTGGCTCATTAACTGGGTCAGCTTCTTCAAGCCCTATTACAGTAGCGGGTCTACAAAGCGCTACTTCTTACACATTTGCGGTTACTGCAACAGACGCTGAAGGTACATCTTCTGCCTCTGCCGCATCTAACTCAATCACTGCTACAACAGTTCCACAGGCACCTACTATTGGAACTGCTTCTGGTGGAACTGGTGGAGTTGTATCAGTGCCATTTACCGCTGGAGCAACTGGTGGTTCTGCAATTACTGGCTACACAGTAACTTCATCTTCAGGAGTAACTGCTACTGGAGCATCTTCACCGATTACTGTCAACGAAACTGTAGCAGGTACATATACCTATACAGTGACAGCGACTAATGCTAATGGAACTTCGGCAGCCTCTGCTGCCTCTAACGGAGTTACTTCGGTATTCTTTAGCGTAAGCTCTAACGCCAATGCTGTAAACAACGACGGTACCTACACCTACCACGTCTTTAACACTTCTGGTAACTTTACAGTTACTGGCTCATCAAACAACGGTGGTTACCTTATTGTTGCTGGTGGCGGTGGTGGTGCTCAAGGTTTTGCAGTTGCTAACAATAAGGGAATTACTGCTCGTGTTCCAGGTGGAGGTGGTGGTGCAGGTGGTGTTGTCACTGGAAACGCAACACTAAATACTGGAAATTACGTTGTAACGGTAGGTACTGGTGGGTCATACGACTCGCAAGGCTCAAATAGTTCTTTAACTAATTTTACAACGGCAATAGGTGGTGGTGCGGGTGGCAATCCTTACAACGCTGCTGGCGGTAATGGCGGTTCTGGCGGTGGTGGAGGTAATGGGGGTTCTGGTACTGCTGGACAAGGTACTGCTGGCGGTGGAGGTGGAGTAGGTGGTCAGGGTGGCGGTGGAGGTGCTGGTAATGCTGGAGGTACTGGTAATGCAAGCGGTGGTAATGGCGGTAATGGCGTAACTGTATGGAGTTACACCGTTGGCGGAGGCGGTGGCGGAGGCGGTAATGGAGGTTATGCTGCTGGTAATGGCGGTAATGGTGGTGGTGCTACGGCTGCTACTACTTCAACAGCTGCTCCTTCGGCTGTTAATGGTACGGGCGGTGGTGGTGGTGGTGGACAAGCCTACGCTAGCACTAATGCCAGTTTTGGCGGTAATGGATTGGTAGTGGTGAGATACTAATGGATCATTTAGATTGGCATAATCACGCTTTTATTGACGAAAATAATAAAGTTATTGACGTTGCAGTATTTCAAGAATCAGACCACGATACAGATATTCTTGAAACAATTCGTAAATCTCTTGGTGCTAAACAAACAATATGTTGCTGCACTTTTGGTATGGCTGGTATTGGTTACAGTTGGACTGGTACTGACTTTCGTTCTCCTGCACCATTTTTATCGTGGATATGGAACACAACAAATAAAGAATGGGAAGCACCTGTAGCAAAACCAATAGACGGTGGTATGTATATTTGGAATGAAAACACTAAAAACTGGCTAGAACTTACTCCTCCTGATGAACCAGTGCCAAATGACTAATCCTGTAAAAGTCTATTCAAACTTTTTAACTGATGAAGATTGCGATAAAGCAATAGCATATATTTCTGCTCGTAGAGAAGCGGGCACCATTAAAAAAGGCTCGTCTAATCGTTGGCATTTAACTAATGATAATAACGAGATGAGCACCTATCTTGTTAATTATTATGGCGCTTTAGGGTTAGAAAAATATTTAGGGTTAGTGCCCAATCCAATTTGGGTAACAGACCACCTCTTTGCCATTTACCCCAAAGAGGCTTTTATGCAAAAGCATAGCGATAAAGATACAGATTTTGGAAAAGTTGGAGATTACAATTTATACACTTTTGTGTTTTATTTTAATGACGATTATGAAGGTGGAAATATAACTTTTCCTGATTATGATTTAACAATCAAACCATCTAAAGGTTTAGCGATTATGTTTCCAGGTGAAACTTTACACAAGGTAGAGCCCGTAATATCGGGTACACGATATATCTTTGGGGGAGGGTTTACTGATAATCCTGATGTGCACCTTTTTGATTTTCCAATTCCATCACAGAATTAAACTCAGGACTGCCTGCCCAATTTAAACCATTATTTACTTGCCATAAAGCGTTATGCCCAGTAGCAAGTATGTGTTGGAAGAACCAATTTAACACTCGGGCTTGCATGGGACTACCTGCTTCTTTAAGGTTTAAATAAGTATGCCCTTGTATTTCACGCATATCTATAATTGCGTCAATATCAGAGGGCTTCATCCATTCAGGTATTTCTGCGTTAGTTAACCAAGCGCATTTGTAGGATACACAAGGGTCTTTAGGACGTTTTGCATAGACCGTACAGCCAGTACCTATGGCAATAAAGTGGCATGGCTTACCGTTGTAGAAGGTATGACCCAAAGCCTCACCTGAGAGGTATCCCTCACAGCATTTTGTACAACTTCCGCATGAACGCTTTTCCATGCTAGGATACTACCCTATTTAGGGAGCTCAATATGGACATTACCTTTACCGATACTATCGGTGTGCCTGAAGAGTTTAAGCCAAAGCCAGCAACAGCCTCTGTTCCTGAGTGGTATAAAAGTTTAGAGTCTTATATGAACGGCGCTAAAAAACCTACAGGTGACGGCAATACTAGCGCCACTATTAAACGTTGTATGCCAGTATTTGATGCCATCACTGGTGGGTATATTCTTTATTCATATGCAGACGTCTTTGTCTCTCAAAGAGAGATTATGAACCCAGAGACTAATGAGCCAACGGGTAAAACCTTGCCTTGGTATGAATGGCCTTCTTACTCTCTTATATCTTTTCATCCAGTAGTTCAAGCGCCTAACCACCCTGGTCGAGGTAACCTGCATGATGCTGGTTCTTATCCTAAGTGGATCAACCCATGGGCTATTAAGACCCCACCTGGGTATTCAGTTTTATTTACACAGCCTATGCACAGAGAGTCTCCGTTTACTATTCTTGATGGCATTGTAGATACTGATCAATATAACTCTCCTGTTAATTTCCCATTTGTATTAAATGACTGGGGCTTTGAAGGCCTTATTCCAGCTGGTACTCCTATGGCACAGGTAATACCTTTTAAGCGCGACTCTTGGCAGATGGAAATTGGATCCCAACAACAACTACAGGATCAAAATAAAACAACACGTCTGCTTCGTACACGCTTTTTTGACTCTTACAAAGCGCAATTTAGACAGCCCAAAGAGTATAAATAAGGGATAATAAAAGCGTCCTTCCCCTAAGCCCAGTGAGGTTCAATGTCTCAGATTAAGTACTACGACACTGGCTCCAGTCAATGGATAGCAGCAATCGTAGGCGCGCAGGGCGCTCAAGGCACTCAGGGTGTTCAGGGATTTGGCTATGCTCAATTGCAGGGTGTACAGGGCATTCAAGGCGTTACTGGCGCACAAGGAACCACAGGCCTACAAGGTGTAACTGGCTCTCAAGGCGCACAGGGCTTACAAGGTCTGCAAGGTATTCAGGGAACAACTGGTATTCAGGGCTCACTTGGTACGCAGGGAACAACTGGAACACAAGGCTCTCAAGGCACAACTGGTATCCAAGGCCTTACTGGTTTCCAAGGAGTGCAAGGGCTACAAGGTATTCAGGGCTTTCAAGGAACAACAGGTATTCAAGGTAACCTTGGTATACAGGGTATTCAAGGTTCTTACGCTTTTGACCCAACAGTTAGTTTCTTAATGCTGGGTGGGATGTAATTAAGCGCGGTTGTAATCATCTTCTAAGCGCACAATGTCATCTTCGCCTAGATAATCACCTAGCTGTACCTCAATAAATACTAAATCCGACTCACCAAGATTCTGAATGCGGTGCGGATCGCCCTTATCAATGTAAACAGCATCGCCAGTCTTAATGGCAGTCTCTTCACCTTCTAGAGTAATAAGACCATGGCCTTCAACAATAGTCCAATACTCAACACGCTGTTCGTGAGTCTGATATGAGAGGCGCTGTTGAGGCTTAACAACAATGCGCTTTACTTTGTATGAACCATCTTCTGCTAGTACCTCGTAGGTACCCCAAGGTCGCTTTTCCATAGCGTAAGAATAGCAGAGATAAATGTAGTTACGCCATGTATGTACTAACCCGTGTTGTACACTTCAGGTATGAATTTGGTGCAACGTTCGGTGCAAAACGGCGGCAAATTAGCCCCACTTATTATTGAAAAGGGTTTGACCGAGGGTACTGGTCTAATGAACCCCTCCATATTTATAGATGATGACGGAGATATCCTCTGTATTTTGCGCCACGTCAACTACACCCTTTACCACTCCGAGCATATGCAGAAGTTCCCCTCAAAGTGGGGCCCTCTTTCTTATCTGCACCCAGAGAAAGACCAGCGCCTAGTTACAGTTAACTACCTATGCCGCCTAGATAAAGACCTTAACATTACCGACTACTGTCGCATAGATACCTCTGAGTTAGACGCCCCAGCAGTCTGGGAGTTTGTTGGTCAAGAGGATGCACGATTAGTTCAGTGGGAAGGCGATTACTACGCCATCGGTGTTCGCCGCGATACTAAAGAAAATGGCGAAGGTCGCATGGAGTACTCCAAGTTAAAGATTGATAAGAAGAACTGGAGCGCTAAAGAAGTTAAGCGTGTTCGCATACCCGCCCCAGGTAAGGATGACTCGTACTGTGAGAAGAACTGGTACCCAATCCTTGATAAGCCATATCACTTTGTTAAGTGGACTAGTCCAGCAGAGATTGTAAAGGCTGACCCAAAGAAACCTAAGACGGATGTCGTAGTGCAGAAAGAAAAAAGAGTCCCGCTCTCTGACCAGCGCGGGGGGTCTCACCTAGTAACCTATGGGGATGTATACCTATCAGTTACCCATGAGGTAGGGCTATTTAAGAATTACCTTAGCCAAAAAGATGGCTTCTATCGCCATCGTCTTATCGTCTGGGATAAAGAGTTTAATATCATTGGGGTATCTCCTCAAGAGTTCTCTTTTCTAGATGCGCGCATTGAGTTTGCCGCTGGAGCCGCTGTATTAGATAAGGATCTACTGATCTCATTTGGCTTCCAAGATAACTGTGCTTTTGTTCTGCGCGTACCAGAAACAGTTGTAGAAGAGATGATTGAGGAGGCAAAGAACAGTGGACTCTATTAAGACCCTAATTGAGAGGGCTTCCTTTCAACCATTTAATCCCAACACAAACTTTTGGATTGGTGAAGAGTATCTAAAGATAGATCAGACAGCATCGGCTGTATCTTTCTATCTACGCGCTGCTGAGTACGGGTATGAGACCCACCCCAACATCGTTTACGCTTCTCTACTAAGAATTGCGCTCTGCTTTGATAAACAACAGGGACGCGGCCATAGTAGCGTGACTTCTATTTTTCAGGCTATCTCTTATCTGCCTACTAGACCAGAAGCTTACTTCTACCTCTCACGGCACAATGAGCGCAAGGGTGAGTGGCAAGAGGCCTATACCTACGCTGATCTAGGACTTCGTTATGCAGACCGCATTGAGCCACTGCCAGTAGACCTTGAGTACCCAGGAAAGTACGCTCTTTTATTTGAGAAGGCGGTTAGTGGTTGGTGGCTTGGGCGCGATAAAGAAAGCCACGATATATTTAAAGACCTACTTAATAACTACCCAATTGCTCCTGAGTACCGTAATGGAATCCTTTCTAACCTAAAGAACATTAAAAACTTCTCCGAGCAAGAAGATGTAGTTAATACTATGGAGCCTATTGTTGCTAACTACCGTAAGTACTTTGGTAAGAAAGCCAACACTATTGTAGATATTGGTACACGTGATGGTGATGACGCTAACTGGCTTAAAAAGCGTTTACACGCAACTAAAGTTATTGCTATTGATGCAAGTCCAAGCGCTTTTGAACTTACTAAAGAGCGCTACCCATGGATGGAAGTGCATCATGTGGCTGTCTCTGATTACGAAGGAGAGACAAAATTCCAACAGGTTATCTCTGATGATATCTCTGAGGTTGGATGCTCCTCTATCTATGCCGATAAAGTAGTTAACAATGAGCGCTTTAAAGGTAAAGTAAATGAAATCACTGTGCCTGTTACGCGCATGGATTCTTTATTAAGAGAGAACACCACAGGGCTTCTTGACCTAGTTAAGGTAGATGTAGAAGGCTTTACTTGGGAAGTCCTTAACGGCTTTGGCCTGCGCCTAAGGGATGTAAAAATGTTTCATCTTGAGACCGACCATATAAAGACTCAGCCTAACCACAAGTCCCCAGAAGAGATTGCGGCCTTTATGGAAGCCAACGATTTCTTCTTAGTAGATAAGTCCTACGAGTGGGGCCCAGGTATTGAGGACCAAATTTGGATTAACAAAGACTACGTTATCTACCACAAAGAGGTGTTCAATTGATCCCACACGCAGTCCATCATAAGCCAGTAGAAGTAAACACCAAGATGTTCTTTGATATTGGCGCCAATAAAGGCGATGCTACTTGGGCGGCACTTCACCTTAAAGGTTTTAATAAGGTGATCGCTTTAGAGCCAGCGCCTAAAGTTTTTTACAACCTAGTCTTTAACTATAAAGATGACCCTAGAGTTATCCCTTACCGTTTAGCCGCCTCTGATAGCACAGGAAGTATTGTAGATTTCTATGAGTGCATTGAAGACGGACTTTCTACCCTAAATGAGGAGTGGCTAACCGCAGACACGGCTCGATATAAGGGAAAGAAGTACGAGACTATCAAGGCAACCACAGTAAAGCTTGACGACCTTATCTATGAGTACGGCACCCCTGAGTTAATTAAAATCGATGTTGAGGGCGGAGAAGACCTAGTATTTGCTGGCTACACAGGCAAAGCTCCTAAGCTATGTTTTGAGTGGACGCTAGAAGATGTACCAAAGCATATTAAACAGTTAGAGCGCTTGAGCATGGTCAACGGCTATACCGAATATGCTCTCCAATATATTGAGCATCACCTCGATGAACCCACTGAATACCTCCCTATTACCAAAGCCAGAGAGCTCCCTAAATGGATTAAAGAAACGGCGCCTGATTGGGAGAACGAAGGCTGGAAAGCGGCGGGATTGCGCCAAGCAGCTGACGCAGGGATGATTTGGGTACGCTAGTTTAGCCATACAAACAGGGTGCTAATAGGGATAATTTCTTTATAACCTTTAAAGGAGTCCCATGGCAACCGCTTATAAAGTTTTAAATCAGGTTAACCCAGCCGCCACAACAGAGACAACCCTTTACACACCAAGTGGCACAGCCGCTGCTGTTGTTTCTACCCTTACTATCTGTAACCAAGCCAACTCCCCAGCCACTTACCGTATTGCCGTGTGGCCAAATGGAACATCTTCTACAGTTGCTAAGAACTGGATTGTCTATGGCGCAACCGTGAACGCTAATGACACAACTGCGCTAACTCTTGGACTTACCCTTGAAAACGGCGCAACCCTACGCGTCTACGCCTCTTCAGCAAATCTATCCTTCAATGCGTTTGGAAGCGAAATCTCCTAGTGAGTATCTCTACAGCTAATACCTCTGCAGCGAATCAATATAGATATCGCTATGTAGCCACGGGCGGAGAGACCTCTGTCTCTGGAGTGGACGCTAATGGTGCGACTATTTCTTACCTTGTAGGTAAAGAGCAGGTTTACTATAACGGCGCCCTTTTAGTTCGTGGCCAGGATTACACAGCCACTGATGGCGCAACTATTGGCTCTCTAGCCGCCCTTAAAGCAGGAGATACCCTAGAGCTAATTACCTTCTCAGCCTTTAACTTGGCGACCATCTCAGGCGCAACAATCACTGCATCAACTATTACCTACGCCATTAACGCCCAAACATCTTCATATACAACGGTTTTAAATGATGGTGGCGCAGTTGTAACTATGACAAGCGCCAGCGCTAATACTTTTTCAATTCCCACAAACAGTTCAGTGGGATTTCCTGTGGGGTCTTCCATTACCATTATCCAAGCGGGAACTGGACAGACAACCATTCAGGCGGTCACATCCGGAACCACAACTGTGGCTTCAACTGGGGCAACTGCAAGCGCGCCTAAACTACGCGCCCAGTACTCAACAGCTACAGTATTAAAGATAGCAACAGACACCTGGTATGTCTTTGGAGACATCCTCTAGTGGAGGTAAGTAGATGACATCAGCTCGTTCCGAGGCAGCCTTAATTGATGCCTTAACTACTAAAGGCGACCTCATTGCCGCCTCTGCTGCGCAGACTCCAGTTACTGTTGGCGTGGGCTCTAACAACCAAGTTCTTACAGCAGACTCATCACAGACTGCGGGTGTTAAGTGGGCGCCCTCTGCAACATCTGTTCTTACTACAACAGGCGATATCCTTTACGCATCTGCTGCTAATACTTTGGCTCGTCTTGGTATTGGTACTAACGGTCAGTTGCTACAATCAAATGGGACAACTATCTCTTGGGCTACCGTCTCATCTTCTCCAGTATTTCCAGCAACGGCTACATCGTCTAACATCACATTAGCCTCTGGTAACTCTTATATGGTAGATACCACAGCGGCTCGTACATTAACTCTTCCAGCATCTCCTGCACTGGGCGCAGAAATTCATATCTTTGACGTCACAGGAAGCGCAGCAACTAATAACATTACCGTTGCAAATAACTCCTCAAATATTAACGGCGCATCACAAAACCTTACAATTGACAAAGCATACGCTGGTGTCAACTTAATCTATGTAGGTTCATCCTACGGATGGAGAGTGTCATAATGGCTCTTAGTTATTCCTCGCTAGTAACCTCTACTCCACCCACCATTATTGGTATTCCCAATAACGTTACTCTTCGTGCTACCTACAACACTACAACTAATGGATTGTCATTTCCTAACGCACAAGTCTATGCACTTGTTATTGGCGGCGGGGGCGGTGCTGGTAACACTGGTGGCGGTGGCGGTGGCGCTGCGGTTCAAGGGTGGATTCCGTCGCCTACGTCCGTCGTAGTGGGTTCGGGGGGGTCTGGTAGTTTAACAAACAACCCTGGCTATACGGGAGGTTATTCTTTAGCAGGTCAACTTATTGCTGGTGGTGGCGGCGGTGGTAATGCGCAAAATTCAAATGGTAATGGGCCAGGTCTTGGTGGCGCTCCAGCAGGTTTTGGTGGTGGTAACCAAAACAACAACACTTCTGGTGTTGGTGGATTTGGTTCAGCGCTTTCAATGATGGGTGTTCCGTACCTAACCTCTGGCCCTGGGTCAATGAGTAGTTCATATTCTGGTGCAATTCCTTCATATGGAACTAGTGGCGGCGGTGGTGGTGCGTCCGCCGGCGGTTCAGGGTACTTTACTGCTGGTGGCGGTGGTGGCGGGTATTCTGGAGGTTCTACAAGCACATACTCTGGTGGAACGACTGGCAGTTACACTAGTAGTGGAGGTGCTGGCTACTTAGGTGCTGGAGGTGCTGGGTCAAATACTGGCACTAACGGTCCTGGTGGCACCGGTGGTGCAGGTGGCGGTGGAGGCGGAACTGGCCAAGGTGGATCAGGAAACTCAAATAACGGCAACGGTGGCACTGGTGCAGTGCTTGTTTACTACTAAGGAGTAATGATGGCAAAATTTGCAGTATTGTATAACGGCACAGTAACCAATATTATTATTGCCGATTCACTTGTTGATGCCCAAGAATCGCAACCCGCACACGCAACTGTTGTAGAAGACACCACAGGTACGGCTGCCCTTGGGTGGGCATACGATGGAACCACTTTTGCTGCCCCAATCGTGAAGGAACCTAAATAATGGCTATCTATAACTACGCATGTGATACGTGTGGTCACACGTACCAAGAAGGACGATTACCAACAGAAGCACAGTTTAAAACAAAGTGCAATGTACCAAACTGCACTGGAACTTACGTAGAAGTTAAGTAGGCTTAATAAGAAAGGATAACTGATGGCTAATACAAAAAAGTATCGTGCATATAGCGTCAGCATCCCTTCTAAGAAGATTGCAGATGTTCCTGATGCGCCTGCAACACCAAAAGCTTAAGGTATTTATCTATAGGAGTTTAAATTGAGTATTCGTCACGCTAGTGAAGAGGGCTTCAGTTTTCCTCCTGGAAGTAAGCTTGAACGCGGAAGCTCTATTTCGCGCCCAGAGTTTAAGATTAAAGATGTACCAGATGCGCCTAGCGCGCCTTCTGCTACAGATGTAGGCACTGGCCGCGCAATTAATAATGGCGCGGCTACAGTCTCATTTACCCCAGCTCCTACAGGTGGTGCGGCTTCTTCTTATACAGTTACATCTAGCCCTGGATCATTTACGGGCACTGGCGCCTCTTCTCCTGTTACCGTTACAGGACTACAGAGCGCGACCTCTTATACATTCTCTGTAAGCGCGGCTAATACAACTGGTACATCTTCTTCATCTGGCGCCAGCGCATCTATTACTGCTACTACTGTCCCAGGCGCGCCTACAGTAGGCACTCCAACAGTACCAACAGGTCAAGCATATGGAGCTAACGCTAACGTATCTGTTCCATTTACCGCACCCACTGCTTCGGGCGGTAAAGCTATTACCTCTTATACAGTAACCTCATCAAGCGGTAATACTGGATCTGGGTCTTCTTCTCCTATTACAGTATCTGATGTAGTAGGTACTGCTCGCACATATACAGTAACCGCGACTAACGCTAATGGTACTGGCAGCGCTTCTTCTGCATCTTCTTCTGCTACCCCAACTACAGTCCCACAGGCACCTACTATTGGTACTCCTACCGTAGCAACTGGACAATCTTATACTGGAAGCGCCTCAGTATCTGTTCCCTTCACCGCTAATGCAACAGGCGGCGCCTCTATTTCTTCTTATACTGTTACATCATCTAGTGGCGCAACTGCATCAGGGGCATCAAGCCCAGTATCAATCTCTGAAACTGTAGGAAACCCAACGTCTACCGCTATAACATATACAGTAACTGCCACTAACTCTCAGGGTACATCTAGCGCATCTAGCGCATCTAGTTCTGTTACTGCAGCCTCTGTTCCACAGGCTCCTACTAT